ATCATTTGCGTAAGTCTTGCTCCGCTTATCCGTTCGCTGTTCTCTAAAGTCTTTTGAACGAATCCGCTGTTGGTTGACTTAGTACCGTCCGTAACGAGTAGCCGAGCATACACGTAATACTTCAAAACTTCCTTCAATCCTGCGAACCTAATAGGATTAGTTTCGCCCGTTGGTGTATAGACTATGCCGTTTAGCAGGTCAACGTACTTTGCCGCTGTTTGATTGGCCATTAGGTCGAAGAACAAGGCGTCGCCAAGCACCACTTTCACGTCAAAGTCTTGCGCCTCCAAAATAACGGGGTCGATGTCACTTGCAGACAAGTTTTGAGTTAGATAATTCCTGTCGGTAAAATCAGTAATGTTGATTAGGTGCGTCATTGGATTAACGGATTAACTGGTTCTTTAACACCTTGTAGCATTTCGTTTGCAATCTCTGTTGAAAAGCCGTATATCTCACGTAGCATGGCCACACCGGCAGGCACACTTGTAAAGCCTCCGCTGATGGATTGCTGCAGCGCAATAAGTGCCGTAACACCGCCAACCGAGCCGCGTAATTGAGCCTGTGCGTCCGCCACTTTGCTAGCTGTTTCTGCATCCAAGTCGACAACGGCAATGTCGCTCATTGTCAGTTGCTTTATCCTAAACGAGCCTCCAATCATGTCGCCAAAAAGGTAACCGTATGTTTCTTCAAGCACCGCGCGTTCATCCCCTGTCATTCTATTGTAGAACGCTACGGCATCATCAAGCTGACTTGACAAACCTAACGAACCTGCAATTGCGTCCAAGAACACCGTAGGAATAGCGAACACCTTTCTTATATTATTCTGCGTTGAAGTCTCGTGATACTCAAATAGCTTGTCGTTGTTTTGGTGCGTGAACGGTATCAACTCCGGCTTTTGCTCAGGCGTTTCAACATCAACCAACATAAGCCGGTTGAAGTTGTCCGCACCTTGAAAGGTCTTTAGTTTTTCAACCATCGGGTCTTCTTTTCCCTCCTCTTGGCCGTAACGGACAAACATGTGAGAGGCCATAAACGACCCTGTGATGTTTCGATACTTGAATTGCTTTATTTGGCTATCGGTCTCGATGTCCTCAAGCTCGCTGTCGTAATACGCTAAAGGATAGACGACTTCACCACCTGCGCCATGATAATAAACCTGTCCTTTGTATAACTCAATTCCACCTGCTTCTATTATTTCATCTTTGACGGTTTCGGGGTCGGGGTTGTACAGATTAATAAAGTCAATTTTCGTTCTGTCAATCCGCTTTTCAACTATTCTAGTCCAGTCGTGGTAAACCGCTATCGAAACTGGTTGCTTTTCCTTGTCTATTCCAATGCGGCAATTCGCAAAAGGTATTGCGCTTGCCCCTACCTTTTGCCCGTTGATGTCGTAGTTGAAGTGTATTGCAAAGCCGCCATGATTAGCAAAGTCGAACGCATTTTTTCGCAGTAGTTTGTCTAGTGTTAAGCGGTCACCGTCAACTATCTTTTGACCCAGAACAGAGTCAAAAAATCCGCTTCCATTGATGAATTTATAAAAAATATCAACGCACATCTTAGCCACTCCAGACCCGTTAACGATGTCAACAACTCGCTGTGGGTAAGCATTGTCAATGTCGTAGTTAATAATCCCAAGAGATTTATCATCCCTTCTGACTATTCGCTTTTCAATCTTTGTGACATCAATGCGCATTAGCCTTTGCGTCTACCGCCTCGGTTCTTTGGTTGTGGCTTTGACTGTGGATTTGTTTGCGTAGCCTTTGGGGTTTCAACCTGCACATCGTCCGAGGTGTTACCCAAGTCCGCAAGCAACTCCTCACCATTCTCAAACCCTTTTGAGTGGTTACGGTTAGCCGCGACCATTGCAAGTGCTATTTCATCCGTGATATTGCCGTTGTTGTAATGTGCTCCGCCAAACCCGATTAGTCTTTCCTCTTTTACCTTGTATTTGCGTTCCATCGTTAAAAAAATTAGTTGATTTTCAGTTAATGTTTTCCAATTGAAAAAGGCATCGGTTAAGCAGTTTTGACAATTGCCTAAACCTAGTTCTATTCCTGTTATGTTTTGGTAGGTTTTGATAAACTTCCTGACCGTTTCGTTCTGCTTGTCAATCTGACCTTTCGGCACGATTAGAAACGGCTTAACCTCGTCCAGTAAGTCTATTATTTCCTGTGGTGTCATCGTCCAAATTTACAAAAAAAGCGGCAACATGAATATCAAGTTGCCGCTCCTTTCAATGTGTCGTATTAGCTTATACCAAGACGCTGTCAACTACCGCTAAGGAAGCCGCGAAATCAGTTATAAACAAAGTATGCGGCAAAGTAGATGGTCGGCTTACTTCATCATTCTTGATGAGTAGATTGTACGCACCTTGCAGTTCTGCATCCGCGATAATTCGCTCCAATTCTTGCAAGCGCAAACCTGTCTCAAGTCCGTAGATTTCAAAGGCCGCTTCACCTGCTGCGCCCTTGTGGTTGTTCTGCACAATGGCTACCACAAGCGCACCATCAAGTTTCGTCAATTGTACCTTAGCCAAGATTGAGTTGCTAAACACTTTAAACCGCACTTCGTGGTCGTAAGCGTTTAGGTATCGACCCTTAACCAACCCTGCTCTTGGCTCGTTTGAGTTGTTTAAGCCCTCGAACACATAACCAACCGCACCACCTAATAGAGTGATGTTCTCAACCACTCCTTTGTTGGTCGCGTTGTAAGTTACGTTCCCGTCAATGTCCGCAAAGTTCACCAGGATAAGTCTGTCGTTAGCCCCTCCCGTTGGCGGATTAGCGCAATCGTACGCTATCCCTGCTGTTAGTAAATCACATACTGCCATTTGTTCTTTTCTTTATTTAGTTAGTAAGCAACCTGAACCATGTAATTCTGAAGAACTTTCGCGTCCAAGTTGGCACCAAAATCGAAGTACGTTTTCTTGTCTTTCTTGTCAAAGAATACGTCAACATTTGACAGGTTTCCTTCTTCCTCTGTACCGAAAGCAAAGTTTTCCTTGGTCATTAGAATGGCACGGTGTGGCAAGTAATAGTTTAACTCCGTGCCAATCGTTCTCATGTACTCCTCGATAATTCTATCCCAGAAGCTGAAAGCGAAAACAGATACACCACCTCGTTTCAGAACTGAAATACCATCTTGCAAATACTCAAACGCGATAGAGATTCCATCAGCGGCTGACGCTTCAAGTTCTCGCACATATTGGTCTGCAACGGATTGAGTTACCATGATGAATTTGTCTGCTTTGCCTCGAAGTCTGTGGTCTGCATTAAACACCAAGTTTTGCAGCACAGTAGTCACAACCTTATTGGTCGTGTCTGTTGAATCAAATGCTTGTAGTGCAAAGGATAGCTCTGCGTTCTTTGCTGCAAGACCTGCCGTCTTACGTGCTGGAGTAGCCGTAACAATTGCGAACAATTGTTTCCAAATGCCATCAAAAGCATTCCAACGCTTGGCAACGAAACCAGCCGTTACCAAGTTACCACCTCCTGCGGTATCGTCTGCGGTTGTGTCTCCAAACCACACCAAGCGGTAGAACATTTCAGCAATTGCATCTTCGTAACGAGAGATGAAGAACACCGCGAAATCTGTCGTTGTCAGGTCTGCCTTGTTAACACCGTTCTGCGTTCCGTAGATGAAGAACGTGTCAAGTAAGTCATCCCAACATTCCGAGAACCTGTCGTCAATGTATGCAGGTGTCCAGAATTTTTCAGTATTGGTAATGGTCGCATCGTTCTCAACTGGTGAACAACTTGACGCATCGTGCTTTTGCCCGACAAGCCCAGTCAATCGACCTAGGAAGGCGATTTGTTTTTTTGCTTTGATACCCGTGTAGGCTGTCAGAAATTCTGTTATCGCTGGTTTAGCGAAGATTTCCTCCATGATGCCCTCGCCTATTGCGCGGACTTCTTCACCGTTAAAGGCTAAATCTGAGGCGTTGATAATGTTTCCCATTTTATTTTATTTGTTAGATTTTTTGGCTTTTCGAGCGTCCTTAATTGCGTTATAAGAATCCGCTTCTGTGGTGGTTTCAACTACTTTTTTGAATGCAACTTGCAAAGCTTTCGGCTTGTACGTTGATTGCATTCTTGCCATTGCAACAACGTCTGTTTTCAACGCTGCAAGTGCTAATACTGCCGCCTCATTCTCGGCTGTGAGTTCTGCGATTTTGGCATTCAATTCCAATGTCTTTGCATCTTCCGTAGCAATCACTGGAATGATTTCAGAAATCGCCCCATTAACAACTACAATCTGCATTCCTTCCAAGTCGTAAGTTTCATCGAGTGCGTTCGTGCCATCTTCCAGCATTACGCCATCTCCAACCATTGGAACATCGCCTTCCGTCACTATGATTAGTAACTTGCCGTCAACCGTGGTTAGGTCAAGCGATACGGCTTTAACTGTTTGACCTGCAACGATAGATGCGACTTGCAATCTCAATGCTTTAATTTCATTCGTTAACTTTGACATTTCGTCTTCTTTTTTTGGTGTTAATAGTGCCACCGCCAACATTGGAGATGTGATAATTTCAGATACAAACCCGAACTCTTTACATTGCTCAGGTGTTAATGCCGTCTCCTGCTTCATTAGCTGCTCAAGACTTACCTTGTCCATACCCGTGGCCTTAGCGTACATTGATAACATTTCGCCTTGCGTCTTCCCGATTTCAGAAGCCATCAACGTCAACTCGTCCGAGTTCAACGCAACACCCCTTTGGAGTTGAAACATTGGTTGGTGAATCAGATAGGAAGTGCCAGCGGATATTTGTCTCCGCTCAACGGGAACAGATAAATGGATTTCGGTAGCAATCGAAGCGCATTGCACTTCAGCGATTGTAATGATGTTTGGTAGTGAATGGAGATATTCGGCAATTGCGCGGCCAATAGCAACGCTGCCCCCTGGTGATGTAATGTGGCAATGAACGAACTCCGCGTGTGCGTTTCGTTTAACCATTGATATAACGTCTTGGAGTTCAACTCCGCGAACGTCAACCGTTCCATCTTCTTTTAAAGATGAACCAATTTGTCCTTCAATGTAGATGTGTCCAATCATGGCGGTAAAATTCGCGCATGGTTGTTTCTTGTTTACTATCGGTAATTTGTAGTATCTGTGGTATTTTAGGTGAACTGAAAATAAATGAAATTAATTTGTTGGGGTATTAAATTAATGTATATCTTTGGCATCAGAAGCAAGGGAATAACCCCAAGCACTAAAACAACAAAATTATGGATGAAGTACTTTTTAAAACACTTAGCAAAATGAAGAATAATTTTTCTTCAAACGAATTTAGCTTAACGGCTAAAAAATTAGGGCTAAACAAAAGAGCCGTTGCAAATGGGGTTGTCGGCAATTTTTTACACGTAAACGCTGTTCAGGGAGATACAAGAAGAATGTGGACGAAAAGGAATCAGAAAATCGAAACTTTCAAAAGAGACAAACCAGATGAGATAATGTACGCTATTGATTTGTTAAAATCTAATGGTTACAAAATATTAAAACAGGTTTCTGATTGGGTTGATGTTTAAATGGTATTAAATTAATCCTATCTTTGGGTGAACTAAAAACAACACCATGAAAGAAAATGAAAAAAAGCCGTTTCCGAAACACATGCAAACAGATGACGGCATGGTCGTGCTGATGACAGAACCCAAAGTAGGTATGGTGACTAAACGCGGAGACCACTACCTAATTGGGTATCAGTGCATTTGTTGGGATATGAAAGAATTTACAGACATTGAATCTCCCGAGGTAGCGCGCCCCGAAGAAAAGCCTATACCCGTAGGCGTTTGGAAATGTATAAAAGACCTCACAATGCAGGTGGGTTGGATAGCTTTCAAAAAGGGAAGGCTGTACGAGCAGTTAGGTTGGGCGAACCGCTCCGTTCTACTTAGCAACGAAAAAGGCGAGCCGCATGCAATTGACGAAGATTGTACGGAATACTTTTACCAAGTGAAGTAGAGCGTAGAATTAGACCGTAGCAATAAGAAGCCGTTGCAGAAATGTAGCGGCTTTTTTATTACCCCTCCATCTTCCGAATGGCAACCCAGACAAGGTTATCGCCAACCTCGAATTGGTCGGCTGTGGCTTTGACAGCTTGGGTCTTCTTCTTGCCCGTATGACGGTGCGTTAAGTAGGTCGCGTACATGTCTTTGTCGCGAAGGATTGTCCACGATATAAAGCCCCCTTTGAACAAGCGCAAGAGGTCGCCTGACTGGTCTAGCTTTCGGATTATTTCGTTCATAGTGACAAGTTTTGTTCTGTTCTAATCTGCCGCCCTTGTACGTTCTGAAACTCCTCAATGACAAGAACTGGTTGCATCTTCATAAATGTCTCTGCTATCATCGCATTCGATTCCGAGGCTTGCAGCATTGAGCCGCTACTTTGAGCGATGCCGCCAGCCGCAAACTTTTGAATTAAACCGCCTTGTGCATAGCCGTTACCGCGATACCAATCAACACCACCGCCAGCCGCATTCATAGCCGACAACTCACGCCCGAACATTGCCGTTGTCCGTGCATTGTTTACACTCTCACCATCGGACAGCATTGCAGGTATGCTATCGCTTGTTCCCGTTCCTGGACCCGATACAAATCCACCTTGCGCAAGTGCAGGTGGCGCAGGTGGCTTTGTCGATGCGGCAATGCCTATTTGAATACCTCCCAATACGGCAGCCGCAGCGGCTAAAATGAAACCAACTGGTGGTGGTGCTGACATTTGAGCCATTACAGCCGTTGCCGTGTTTGCGATTGCCATTGCGATGGACAACGCTTTAGAGACTTTGAATTGTTCGAGTTCAATCTTGTATCGGTCTTTGGCGGCTTTCTTTTCGATTGCCGTAATTTTTGCCGCTTTCTGCTCCTCCGAAAGAGTGCTTTTCTCAACCGCTGCAATCTCCGCGCTTGTCTGATTATCTATATCTTGCAGCTTGTTTTCAGCACCTGCCGCAATAGCCGATTGAACGGAAGAAAGCAAGCCACTAACGACTTCCATACCAAGACTGATGTCCTCAATATCTTTCTCGGACAACCCAAGCAAAGCCCCAAGGGTTGGAGCATTCGGATTGTCTATACTTTCTTGAAGCCCTTGTTGTATTCTTTCAATTTCATTTGAAACCAGTTTAAGGTTCTTTTTCTCTTGGTCTGTCAGTAGCTTGTCAGCATTCGCCAACTCGGTCATTAACGCTAGCTTTTGAGCCAAGAACCCAAGGGCAATTTGACCTTTCTTGTCTGCCAGTTCCCTTTCGTTGTCAATCGAAAGTTCGGCGGCTTCCATCTCAAGACGTTCATCGAGTGCTAACGCCTCAATCTTATCGTTGAACTTTTGCGCCCGTGCGGCTCTATCTATCTCAGCTAGTTCTGCATTTATTTTCGCCAAATCAGCCGCTTGCTTCGCGTACTTCTTTTCATCAATTACGCCAATCATATCAGCCGCAGCCGTTTCCACCTTTACTTCTTCTTCAATGCTTGTGCGCTTATCTAGTAATGCCTGTTTTTCAATAGCTGCTATTCTCTCAGCGCGTTCTTCCGCGTTCTTAATGCTTGCGGTTGCCTTGTCTATGTCTAGTTCTGCCTTGGCATCAATCAACGCCCTTTGGTCTTCAAAGGATTGAATCAATGCCGCCTGTTCTTCCTTGGTTGCGGCTTCCTTTTCCTTGAGAATTGCAATCCTTGACGCGTTCGCTTCTTTCGCAAGCGCAACACCGTCTCTAATTAATGAGTTCTCGTTTGTCATTTGCTCGGAACGCTGCGAGGTTATACGTTCTTCAATTTCGGCCAACTTTAATTCCGCCTCGGCTTTTCGGTCTAGGTTTTCAGAACTCGCTCCGTCCGCTTTTATTCTCAAGTTTGCAATTTCTAAAGACCTTTTAGCTAGTGCCGTTTCAACTGCGGACTGTTCGGTCAATACGACCCCTAAGTCTCTGTTCGCTTGCATCCGTTCCTTTAGTGACTTCGATTCATCGTCTCTAATTTGCCGTTGTTTTTCTGCTCGGTTTTGAAACTCTAATTGAATCTTACCCTGCTCCCGTTTTATCTTGTTCAATTCAGCCTCCGCCTTAGCCAATTGAGCCGTTGCCGAAGACGTTTCTTTTATGTTGGTTGTGATGGTGTTTAACCCATTTGCAGCCGCCTCCATTCCGATAAACCTCAAAGCCTTTTCGATTCCTTTCGACACCGTCTCGACTACTTCGCCAAGCTTCTCAAAGCCATTAGCAAGACCTTTTACCAAGAACAGCGCAATGGGCTCAACGGTCTTTAACACACCACTCATTATGCCTTTGAAGACATTCATAACGCCCGTTAATGCAGCCGCCCCGTCCTCTGTTCTATTTAATGATTCGGAAAACAATTTGAACGTACCAACGACCGCACCAACAACAAGCGCAATTGCTGCTATTGCCATACCCAATGGAGTAGCAAGGAATTTTAAAGAGGCTATTGTCGCGGCTTTTAAGCCACTCGCCATACCGCTCAATCCTTGGCTAAATTTGCCTAATGACCCGGGCATGTTTCCAGCCAATTCGCCAAACTCGTCTAGCTTACTGTTCGTCTTCTCAAGTGCTTCTTCGTAGTTGCCTACGTTCCTACGATTGTCGCCAACCGCCTTTTCATTCGCCTTTAATTCGTCCGTAATGTCTTTGACCGACTTAGCTAACCTTTGACCCTCGGCCGTGCTTAACTGTTCTTCTGTTGTCAGCTTATTAAGCGCGGCCGTCTGAATAGACAATATCGCTTTAAGGCGTTGCTGACCCTGTACGCTGTCCTCCAGCAATATGTTTGCTTGCTTGACAACTTGCAGGTCTTGATTTCTGACTTGGGTTAAGGCCTTAATTTTACCCTCGCTTTCAGCAGTCACAACACCGCTTTCTTTTTGCGCGTCGCGGAGTGCTTTGATTTTTACCGCCAGTTCGTCCGCTGACTTGATGCTATTGGAAATAATGGTTGGGTCAAGCCCGATGCTGATTAGCTTACTAAATTCTGTCGCCATGTGTTATGCCTGTTTGTAATTGCCGCCACCTTTAGTCGAACGCGGAATCTGAGACTCGCGAGTTTTTAACTCGTTGCTTATAGCTCTCATCAATTGTACCAATTGACTGTTAGAAAGGGCTTTTATATTTTCCATAGATTATAGCCTGATAAATTTGCACTTCGTCTTTTTATCCTTCACGTAGTTGCTCAACTTTTCCCAATAAAAGTAGTTGCCGAAGTGCGATATGTAAACGGGAAGAAACGGGTCGTAATTCATCACGTCCTTGATTTTCAAGTTAACCTCACAATCAACAGTCTTTCCCCTGAAAGTCATAGCGACAACCGTTTGATAAAACCGAACAATCAAAGTCGGAAAATCAAGGCTATCACTGTTTCCTGCCTCGGTAAAATATGCAAATGTCAGATCGTCCGTTGATCGGTTAGCAGGCGATTCCGTATCCCTGTTGAAATTCACGTTGTACGGAAAAGGTGTCACCCGTTTAACTAATAGTATTCTATCCGTCTGCCCGTTGGTTGGTAATGCTTCTAAAAACAAAGGTACGTTAGGGGCGTTAACCGTGTCAAATCGTAATATGGTTGAGGACGCAGCAAGGTTTGTCATCGTCACGTATTTGCCCTCGGCTTTGAGCGTAGTGTCGTCCACGTTGATGTAGCCGACCGCATCATATTTCGTTTGGTCTTCTTTGTATCGTAGCGCGTTTGTTTGCGCGAATCCGTCAATTCCGTAGGTCGTCTTTATTTTTTTCGCGTCAATCTTGTCTGAGAAGTCTAGGGCGTTGATGGTGTTCTCTTTGATTTGGTCAAACCTCTTGGCCGTCACGGTGTGCGTAGTCTCATCCGTGTCGAATACCCATTGATATATCCGGGCTAACTCTTTCATAAAGTCACCCTGTTTAATGTCGGCTATCATGGTGACACCCGTAAGGTAGTTGAATGGGTATAGTGACGTAACTGGTGTGTTTGCGATTAGCACAACATCGGAAACCGTGTAGGTACTGTCTTGCTTGAATGTCAGCTGTAAAAAGGATTGAACTTGAAATTCTAATGTCGGAATGAAATAAATGCTGCCGTTCTCATCCATCGTGCAGGTGCAGTCAACCTCAAAATCATATGTATTCGTTCCGAGTAATAGCGATAACCCGTTAGACTGAAACGATACTATCCCGTTTTCAGACGTGCATTGAACGGTTAATTTCATCGGGCCCTGCAGGGCACTCGCTCCGGTTGGGTTATCGATAATTATACTCGCGCTAACTTTGAATGAACACGCATCGGTCATTCTAAACTTCCACCCTGAAATTGCTTGCAAGCTGACCAAGAAGATAGGCTCGGCCGTGTACGTGTTTGTCGGTGGGTCAATCGTTGCGTTGTTGAAAATCGGGATATTGACTGGAAAAAATGGTTGGTAAAAGTCTGACTGGTCAAGCCCGTTCCTAATCGTGCATTCGTGGTAACTCATATCAGTACCTCTATTCGGAACAGAACCCCGAAACCACACCGCTTTGTCGTAGATGTCCTCGTTAACAATGTCGGTTACAAACGTGTAACCCTGTGCCGCAAATATCAAATCTACTAAGGTCTTGATGTAGAACGATGGAAGCAACATGTCGGTTTCAACCGCGTAAGACAACGGGGCATAAGTTGTCATCGTTGGAACGTCTCCGCTCTGCTCAAACACCGCATAAATTAACCCCTCCGTTTCATTGCGTAAATCAAACACGTTTTGGTTTGTCCAGAAGTGCTTGTATTCGTCAAAGGGTAAAGCCCGAAGGTCTTCATCTTTGATTAGACTAAAGAACCCGGCGTTACCTCCTACCACTTGCAACGAAAAATTGCTATCCGAACTCTTGATAATAGCAAAGCCGTCCTGAATTGTTTCGTACCCCTCTTGTATCAACGTAGCATCCAAACGACCGTAAGGCTTTTCACTATCCGAAGTCATTAAGTGAGCGTTGTCAAGTGCCGCCTTGTTGATTGCGCTTAGTGGGATAGTAACCTCGTTTGTTCCATCAGCTAATACGGTTGAGAAGTCGCCAACCTTTGCCGCTTGCTTGGTAATGGCAATCGTTTCACCGTCCGAAAGGTCTAAAGGCGAATCTCCTATTTTGATAATCAGATCGCTCACAACGAGACTGTGAATAGTTTAGGCATCACGATTTCAAACTCCAAAGCAAACTTGCTTTCGCCCGTGTCTCGCAGCTTAAACGTGCCGTCCTTGACAACAACCACCAATTGAGTTGCCCCATCGACAAGGTAAACAAGTGGGCTAATCAAAACCTCTTTTATGCCTATTACCTGTTGCGCGTTCAATCCTTCGTAACCGAGTTTGATTACCATAAACGCATCCTTTTTTAAAACACGCTGCAACCCATTTGCCAACTGAAGGTAGTTGATTATCGGCTCAAAAGTGTCTTCATTACGAACATCTAGGGAATACTCTTGACGTCTTGAGAATACCCACGAATCAACGCCACCAAGTGAGTTGTGCCAGACCAGCTGCATCGGGCTTTGCGGTTCGCAACCAACATAATCAACTCTTAAAACTTCCGTCACTATCATGGCCAAGGTGCTGAGTATTCGTTTGCTCCGTGCTTCGGAATTGAACCAACGGTAACATATCCATTCGTAACGACGCCGCCCGTTTCAATCCAAACATCAAAGCCATCAGCCCCAGCGTTCAACGCTCGTATCTTCATTTGGTTGACGTACTTTCTTTCTGAAATAAGTAGCGTGTCATCAGTCTCCGCCCCTACGCTTGTACCGTTAACGTCAACGTCTTGTTGATGCCTTTCGAGATAGACCGAATCAAAGTCCTCATCGTAGATAAACGATAGCAGAAACGGAAACCCCTCAAAATAGGTAGGTCGCTCAAACATGGTCAGAAACTTAGCCGCTGAGCCAACCAATTCTTTTGGCACGTATTCCTTTAGGTTTTGACCATTCCCGTTTATACTCAATGGCATGTTTCCTTCTATTTGCCGTGCGCCTGCAAGCCAATAGTATATTTGGGTATTGCCTACTGGAGAACTCGGAATTTCGGGAATAGTGACAACGTATGAGAATGCAGGAAACACCACCGTGTAGGTTGCTCCGTAACCGATTTTGAAGCTGCCCGATATTCCTTTGTTAGCTTTATTGATTACCGTCTGTCCGATTGTTGCCTCCGTCTTAACGGTTGACTGAATAACTCCCGACACGTCAAAAGTCAGCAAACCTGTGCTGTCGGGCTTTGGGTATAAGGTGTCAATCAACACGTTGGTAATGGCGTTGTAAACTTTTACATAAGCTTTGAAGTTCGTCAATCGCTGCGTTGCGTTAAGCCGTCCTGCGCCACCGTTTCCAATGTGGGGTGTATCAATTACCACGTACACGCCAGTTACAGAAAACACGGTATAGACACCGTTGTACGCTCCGCTGTTTAAGTAGATTTGATCCCCTGGATATATCAGCAACGCAACCTCAACGGGGTCTGCGTTTATCCAGACGGTCGGACGTGTTGTGCTATACGCTACCCTTATCAGGGTATTGTTGACGGCAAAGTCGCTACGGATAAACTCGAACAAATACGGGTTGCCGAGTGCCGTCCATCGGCTCATCTTGATTGACGGACTGAATTGCTTCTCGGGTCTTCGGGTTATCAGGAAACTCATCTTTTTGCATCAAATTCCTTGCACTCATACATAGATCCGCCCTGCAAAAACTTTACAGCGTTCCAAAGTTGCTCAAGGTCGTAAGTTCCTAAAGGCTGAATATCACCGCCCCTGCCAAGCTTAACGCCCTCCAGAAACAAAGCAATCTTGCTTAAGCTTTCAACCTCTACGTTTATCTTTGATTCCTTAGTGTTCTTTTCCATGTTACTGTAGTCTTTCTAATGCACGCAAAACTTTCTGTCTGTACTCCAATGACTTTATCTGCTCTTTTAGTTCACCCAGTCTTTCAATTTCTTTTTTCCTCTTATACATCAGATTGCCAATAAATACTTTATGGGCTAAATGCAAACCGTAAAGAAACCACGCCCAAGCCAACACGAAAACTACAGCCCCAACTACGTATAGATATGTCATTACAATGCCTTTAGTTCTTTGATTATCTCGCTTTCGTAAACCGTCACTTGATACGCAATTACTTCCCGTAAAAGTACGTCATAGTTTAAACTGTCCGCCACGCCTTGCAACGGCTTATTCAATCGAGACTGCCAACCTTTCTCATGTATCTTCTTTGTAATGGCGTACGCAACGCTTTTTCTTTCGTTGCCTTTCAACCCTGCAAATACGCTTCTGTATTGCATCCAGTCCAATATCTGTTCGTATAGTGAAGGGTTGCCTTTTGTCGCGCCCGAACTTGTGGGCTTACGTCCGTACTCTAATGAACCGATGCTGCGATGTGCCAGCACCTCAAGAGTAGTGTCAGTTGCAACCGCGTGAATCGATTCAGCCGTTCGCCCCGATGCTTTCACGGGCTCAATGCTCGCTCTGAATTTCATCACAAGCGTTTCGCCAAGTTTCTGCAAAAGGTCTTGCTGGATACCCATCTATTCGTAAGGCGTAAAGGTTACTTTGTAATTCGATTCAGACTTGTGGTCGGTGTGGTTATGTCGTGTAATATCTCCCAGCCGTTTACCGTCATAAACCAACACATAACCGAACTCATTTGCCACACGATCCACTTTTGGAATGTCCTGGAATGTCAGCTTTCTGCCGATGTGTAGTTCAAGAATTTGCGTAACCGCGTTCATTTCAATCTTCTTTGCTTCCGCTGCAATGTTATTCATTACCTCCGCGACCGCCTTGGTCTTGGTTGTGCCAAACATTTTCTTAGTTGTTTTCCTGTGGCTTTTGCCGCCTTGTTTTGAGTGTGTTACGTGCATACTGAATCTCCGTTTAGTGGTGTCGCTGTAAAGTTAAGACCAACGCCCGAAGCATTTGCGTCCAGTTCGTTAAATGTGTCCGTGGTTTTGACCCCCGTGATTGATTTAAAAATATGTTCGTTGTGTTGGTTCTTGGCGATTTTCAATTTCAAGACGAATTGCCGTCTCAACTCTCGCATCTCATCCACTTTTACGCGGTGTTCTTGCGGTGTGTGCGCTAGCTCCGTTCGGTCGAGAAACAACATGAATATCGGGTAGCTACTGTCAACCGTTCCGCCTTGGCTAAACGTGTCCTCCGAGGTAATCGGTTCAACCAATATCACTATCGGAAACGCCTTGTCGTCAGCGGCTAAATTAGCCCACGATTTGAAGCCATAGATGAAGGTAGGCTTTGGCACTAAGTCCAGAACGACCGCCTCGATAATGCTTATGATGCTGCTCATTTCACAACATGTTTAATAAGTAGGTAATTAAAGTGGCCAGTATATTACCTACGATAAACCCAACGATAACATCAATAGCAAGGCAATTACGTTTCATTTCTTCCTACTCAATAGCTTGTTCAATCTCCTTTGATATGCGTTCTCATCCGCGCTATATCTCAACTCCAAAATTACGGAATTATACGACCACCTGAACACGTCCTCCTTTGTGATATGCCAGCGCAACGCAATACCTCTAACCAATCCGACCACTCCGTACTTCTTGAAGTCTCCAATACCCGCGCTAAACTCTTCGCTTTCATACTCAGGTGCTTGGATTGTTTCTTCGCCCTTTTGCATCTCAATCAACTGGTTCGATATTATCCTACCTGCCGATATGACAGACGTAAACGGCAGGGTTAGAACCTCCGCGTAGGCAGCCTCAATGTCTTCGTCTTCTATGCCGTCCGCGCAATAGATAGCAACCATTCGCCCGATATACTGTTCACTATCATTGTCACGGTGCATAGCATCGCAGTTCACCTTTCGAGCATATTCCAATTGGCCAATTGCGCCAGGCGCGTCTTTACCAAATATCTGAACCACGTCTGAAAATTCAGGCTCACCCATCATTGTGGAGGGCTGCAATATGATTGCCAACTTGTCAGGGCTAATCTGCTCGCAAACTGCCAAAGGAAACCCCGTAAAAACCGCCATCAATTCGGCATCCGTTGTGGCTTCCTTCATGGCCAAGAATTGCCCGAATGTCACCTCGCTCCACGATGCAGGAACGTGAACGGGTTGGTCGTTAATTGTAATTGCTGTTTTCAATTAGTCGTTTGTTATGGCTGTTTTTAAAGCGGCTGTAAGGCTATAATCCATCAGCTTTGCGCACTCCAAAAACCCCGAAACAAAGATTGCCTCCTCTTGTGTGGCTAACAATGGGTCAAAAAGCAGCGCTACCTTAGCTGCTATTGCTTTGGGGTCTGATGATTCCTCGCCATAAAAGCAACCGCCTTTTTGCCATTCCTTCATCAAATCATCGTAATACAATGGCTTCGTGTTTTCCATGTTGCTTAATTACAATTAGTCGTTTTGGTCACTTGAAAGGTTCGCCCGTTTGAAGTGTACACGCGCTGCCCTATGATTACCTGCCCGTCAACCGCGTCAACGTCTGCCTGTTCGCATAGCGTGTACTTTCGTACCTCGGTCTCATTCGTGACCCTGCCGTATATTGGCTCGGTGTGGTTGGTTACGATGGTCTCCGCACAAGTGCTGCAGATTTCTTTGTCGCAGCTGATTAGCGCAACGGCTATAATTAGTAGTAGCTTTTTCATGTTGTTAAAATTTGATTTGCATTGGTTTAAATTTGGGCTTCAATTTAAGCATCATTTCTAAATACCGCGCTGCATCAATCCAATGATTCCAGTTATCAATCGGTTTGTTCAATGATTTGCCCGTCTTGTCCGTGTCCCAGCAATACGCCCTTAGTTCTTTAATAGCATTAACGCTTCGTGCCGTGACCTGAAAGTGGTTCTCCTGCATGATGCCAATACCGTAGCTGATTGAATCCGCGCCTTTGCTTACGGGCTTAATGTTGAACCCTATGTTATTAATCTCCTGTATTGATTTCGGCTCGGCACTATCCGCATAGATATTCGTCTGCTTGTTTAGCCCGTATGCTGTCAGGCGATTTGCAATATCTGAATTGAGTAGCCCTTTCTCGTATGCCACTTCATCCCATATTCGCATACCGTTGTACTCGTAAGCGCAACTGATAGCGGTCGGGTCGTTAGTGTAGCCGAAGTCAATCCCCGCGCCCACCAACTTCGCATCCTTTGGCAACTCATCAATGATAGACCAATCCGAAAAGATAACACCATCCAAAGAACCGACCATTCCAAGACCGTACACCTTCCACCAATTCGCCCAATACGTTGATATGATGTTGCTTTCTGCGAATAGCTTGTCAATCGGCAATGTTGGGTCTTTAAACGCCTTATCCCGTGCCTTTTCAATCTCACGAATAATAGACAAGTCCAACGCTTCGTTGTCCGCGTAAGTCAGAATGATGCTATCGGTGTCAGAATCACCCATCAACTCCGTATGTGCCCAAAATGTTTGCGTTGGGTTGTAGTCGATGTAGATGAACTTGCGCGACCGTACCGCTAATTGATGGAAGGTTTCCCACGCTATGTTGTTAGCCTCGTTGACAAACAGAACGTCACGCCTCGCACCTCGCACCTTGTCGGGTTGGTCTGCCGAAAAGAACTCAATAAAACTGCCGTTGTTGAACTTGTAAGTTAGACTGGTCTTGTTCCAGTTAGTGCTGACATCGTTGCCGATTGCCTCCATTATCTTGAGGAAGTCACGTATCACACCCCTGCGAAGGTGTGGCACGGATTCCGATACTACGGAGATTTCTGCCTTTGGTGTTTGAACCGCGTAGGCAATCAGCAACGGAATGATTGAGAATGTTTTGCTTGAACTTGTCCCGCCCTGCACAACCCTATATCGGGAACGCAAGGCGGCTATTTTAGTCTGTGCTGTTGTCTTTTGGAACATCTAGGTCTATTGACTTGAACGGTGAAGCCTCTCGAACGGTTGCATCAATCACTTGTTTGGCTCTGCCTTCTAACCTATCCAACACCTCGCGATAGGCTACTGTGTCTCCCTTCAATCCTTTTGCTATCTGAGCCATGTCCATCAATTCAATGGTAGTAAAGTCCTCCTCTTCGCCAGTTACTGGGTTCTTTTTACGCTGCACTAACTCCAACAATCGGGTTAATCGCTTGGAACTATTGGGTATTCCTTTCGGCCTGCCGCCCATATTGCCGCTTTCGCCTTTCTTGAATTGGGTATCTTTGTTTGGAAATGCCATGCTACCTGTTATTCACCTGTTGTTCGTCTGTTTCAATTACCACCTCCCCGTTGCGTTTAATCACTAGGGTCGGGTCGAGCTTTCTCATTCGGTTTACAATTACATCGCAGTACTTTGGGTCTAATTCCATGCCGTAACATTTTCGCTTTAATTGGTGTGATGCTACCATTGTTGAGCCTGAGCCGAAAAATAAGTCAAGTATTAAAGCGCTTACATGACTTGATTTTATTATTGCGTGGCTTGATACGTTTACTGGCTTTTCGGTTGGGTGTTCTGTAGTATGTTTTTCTTTATTTATATTCCAAAAATTATACTCATGCCCCTGTTCTGTAAAATTAAAAACGTGCTTCCCTTTTGTGAAAAAAACACATAGTTCAACGCTTTGAGTATAGTATCGTTTTCCCATATTTGGCTGTGGATTGTTTTTAATCCACACGCAAAACTGAACCATTTCGGAAAATGTTTTTGCTACTTCAACAATATCACCAAATAAGTATTGGCTTGTAAAAAAATAGCATGAAGAATCTTTCTTTGTAAACAGGTCTGCAATTAAAACAGAATCCTTTACGTTAAACCCTTTATCCCAACTTTGCTGCTCTATTTTCCTTTTGTTTTCAGTAATAAAAGCATCCCCTTTAATTATTTCTCCTAAATTATAAGGCGGGTCGGTAAACACCATGTCCGCTTTCTCTCCATTCATTAACTTTGCAACCGTGTCACTACAAGTACTATCCCCACACAACAAACGATGCTCCCCAATCTCGTAAAGGTCTCCTAAAACTGTTATCGGTATCTCTGGCGGTGTTGTATCAAAGTCATCTTCCTCTGCCTCTAATGTCTCGGTGTTAAAGTCAGGAATCTCCAAGCCCCACTCCGCAACCTGTTCGGCATCCCACTCATTCGCTATAATGTTCCAGTCCCAAGTTCCATTGTTAACATTGTCACGAATAATTATCTCGCGTTCCCTTTCTTCGGTCAATCCGCTCAACAGGTAGGTCGGCGCTTCCTTCGACCCGTTTGCATTTGCGGCTTCATAGCGTTGGTTTCCTGCAATCACAATCAGTTCACCCGTGCGGTCTGAAAGTATCAACGGGCGCGCCTCAAAGTAGTCGGGGCTGTTCTTCAACGATTCGCAAAGCTTCTCGAACGAATCTGTCTTAATTGTCCTAGGGTTGTTTGGTAGCTTTTTGAGGTCTGAAAGTTTCCTATATTCAGTTTTGTTCTGCATTTTCCAAAGTTAGTTTAAAGTGCTTCATCGCAATCAATCAGCAATCCGATAACATCTTGTGCGGTTATCGGTTCATCGTAAAGACGTTCTGTCCTTTGCTTGGTGGTTGTTAGGCTTATCGAAATAGTAACGCGACATTCGCCCGTGTCGGCGTATACTTCGGCTGCCTCTAATTGTATATATACCTTGTTTCTTTTTGTAGCTGGACAACTCATTTCTTCAAAGTTAGTTTAATTTAAATGTATCGGTTTGTTCCCTCAACATAGGTAGCATTATTGAGCCGTCACCATAAACATCTTTGTACCAAATCCCCCTTGACGTTGAAAAGGTGTAAAGATTTGTGGCTTGTTCAAGGGTCAGCTGCAAATGAGTGTCCATCAAATATCCAATAGAAATTCAATCGCTATCAAGGGGATGTAACTTCTCTATCCTTAATTCGATAACTCGGTCCGTGTAATCCTTCATGTATTCCATGGTTTCGTCAACCGTGCTAATTCCTTCTGCAAGGTCGTTGAGGCAACCCTCGACATACCTTTGCATGTCGGACACAGTCTTAATGTCTTTCGCTTCCATACTCATTGTGTTTTCGTTTAGTTTGTTGTTAGATTAAAAATAGTTCCCACATTGTTCAGGCCATATCTCGACCACTTTAGCCGGTATAGGCGGAGGCGGCGGAGGTGCTTTGTAATTCGCCAACGGGCAAATCATACATACGAAAACGTAGATTCTAAGGTATTTCATTTGGTTTCAAATTAAGTCTTAAAAAAAGACATTATCAACTGATTTAACTCCGCTAATCCAATTGCGGTTTAAAGCAATTTGTTTTGCTTTATCTTTGTCAACCCCTTCCATTGAGTCGACATAGTATGTCTTTTTTCCGTTGTTTAGGGTTAACATAACAGTAAACATGTGGTATCTTTTAACATCACCCAAAGAATGCGGATTGTCGGTTTCTTCGTTCATTTCATTTGATTATTATTATCGTTCGTTTCGGTTTACATACTTCTCTTTGTAGTATTCCTGATAGATATACTTAGCCTTCTCAACTACTTCATTTCGTTGCTCGAAACTTCCTACGTTCAAGAAGTCATCAATGATTAACATTGCCCTTTCGAGGATTAAGTCTTCGTGTTCTGCATCTTCCTGAAACGCATTGTACCTATCGTGGACCTTCATCGTTTCGGGGTCTCTCACCAATAACCATTCGGCAATCCGAGCGTGTGCGTGTAGTATAGAAGCGTGGTTCATGCCTCCGAATATTTCGCCAATCACTTGTAGGCTAAACGTGCGAATCGGCTTGTTGACCGCCTCAACGACTCTGTAGATAGCGTAAGTTCGCGGCATCACTATGTGAGTTTTCCTTGACTTGCGCATAAGCTCCTCACGTGAAAGGAAAGACGTTTCACACACGCGTTGAATGATGCTTTCAATATCACTCATCGCCCGTACTGTTTGGTGTGCGGACTTCTTTGTCCAGTGCGCCTCAAGCATTTCGGCTACCTTGTTTATTTGCTCCTCTGATAGTTTCATCGTCTTAAGATTGTTATGATTGTTTCAACTACCGCCTTGATAGCGCACCCTAAAAAGAGTGCGTAAACTGCTATTGTTCGTTTCATTCGCTTCACTTTATCAGGTAACACGGGGGCGTTATTCCTGCCAACTGTTCATGCCAATCTTTTGGCAACCCGTGACTAAGTAGCCATTCAATGCGAAGCGCTGCGCCTTTGGGTGTGTTGTCAACTTCCGTCCAATCAGTACTAAAGCACCAATCCCACTCGGCATCATTCAGACCAGTAAAAGCCATAGACCACCCCATATAATCTATATCCCCGTCTTCACATCTAGGAATCTTATCAGGATTAGGGTCGATTACGGGGCAATGACCCACGGCACATCCAATGCTATCACATTTAATCGTTACGTCTTGACCTTTTCGGTAGCCCTCCATATCAAACAACTCCTGTGGAATTGTTCGTAGATGGTCTGCCATTAACTGTAGGTTCTTTCTTTTCATTATGTTGTTGTTGATTTACGGTAACATAGGGGCGTATCACCTTCCATTTGACTTCCCCAATCTTCGGGAAGACCATGTTCTAACAACCACTCAATCCGAAGTGCCGCGCCTTTGGGTGTGTTGTCGGTGTGCATCCAGTCTCCTGAAAAGCACCATCGCGACTGACCGCTATTCAGACCAGTAAAGTTTACCGCCCAGATGTCAAAACTTATACTCCCACATTCCCATCTAGGAATTGCGTCAGGGTTCGGGTCAAGCTCCACACAGTGACCAACCGAGCATCCTATACTATTACACTCGGGCGTTATGAGTTGCCCATCTCTAAACCTCTCCATATCGAACGCCTCCTGCGGAATTTTTCGTATGTGGTCTGCCATTAGTTTTAAATTCTCTCTGTTCATCATGTTGTTGTTTTTAGTATCGTTCCTTCGTTGGAACAGGACAAATATACAAACTAATTTAATACCCCGCCAAATTAATTTCAATTATCTTTTTAAACTCATCCAAGCTTCGGCATATTACATACACGCATCCAAATGATTCAGCTACTTTTTGCCATTCCTTTTGTGCTGTCGATTGAGTTCCTTTTGCGTTTTTCATCTCAATACACAACGGAGGTAAATCTTTACGGAGTAGCATCAAGTCGCTCACTCCTGCAACCATTCCCATCTTCTTACGCCTTACTCCGTCAATCTTGTTCTTTGGGTTGTTATTGACCTCGAAAAACTGCCCTCGCGTTGATGGGTGTTGAATCCGCAACCAAGCAACACATTGTCTTTGGATGGGTGCTTCGGACTTTTTAAGGATTGTTGGCTTGATGCTGATTCGCTGTTTCATTTCGTTTTCCTTAAATCTTTGCCCCTCAGGTACACCACGTTGAACATCTCGTGCATCCTACTTTCAATCCTAGCTCCATACTTAGCCGCCTGCATTTCAAGGCTCAAGTTAGTCGTTCCAAAGGTCAAGCATCCTACATTCATTTGGTGGTTGTAACGTCTTGAAATGACATCGATACCCACGTTTACATCCGTTCCGAACACCTTAATACTGTCGTGTTCTTCTCCTATGTCGTCAAAGCCAAACATCTTTTGCGCCATGGCCATTTCCAAAGAGTTCATCCGATCGCCTCCTCGTTTGTAGATGTCCTCTATTTCTAATCCGGAATGAATTGCAAATCTAAAGTTGTGAAGATACCCCATGCACAAAGACAAGGCTTTTAGCATCCTACTTTTGCCCGTGCCGTTTTCGCCAATCAAAAGAATGCCTTTGGACAAGTCGCCTTTGAATGATGCACTTCGAGCAAGGTATGCGACCATTTGACGGTTGACTTCTTTGTCGGTTACGCGCCAATCAGAAACCTCGGATTTGTTAATCTGAATCCATACCTTTTTGGCGTAGTCTTCGTCAATCGGTTTGAGTTGAATCGGCTTTCGGGAATCCAGTTTGGTTAGGTAGTCTGCTAGTTTCATTGTGGTCGTGTCTAGTTTATTTACAATTCATGGAAAACACCCAATCAAAAAAGTTAATGATTCCTATACATAATCCTGCTGCAACCACCGTAAACAATACGTAAGCATAAACCCATTGAAACAAGTTCCAATCCTTAGGGCTCATCCACATCGTGATGCGTTCAGCATCGGCTTCGTTTAGTTCCTGATTTTTGTACGCCTCCATCGCTTCCGCGATAAAAATAGTGTTGCGTTCATCTTCTTGCAGCCACTCGTATTGTTTGCCTGTCAAATAAAATTCTAAAAATTCTACTGGTGTTTTCATTTTATTGTTATTTAATAGTTTAAATTCAACTGGTCGGTATTTCCGACCCATCACTCATCCCAAGAGTTCTTCCCGTACCCGTCAGTCGGCACTACCAACACCGTTGTGTTTTTCGCCTTTGACTTGTCCGCGTAGTTTGGTAACTGTTTGTCCTGCCAGCATCTTTCCTTCAAATAGTTGATTGGCAATTTCTGATAACTTCCCGAGGCTTTTACAAATCTAGGAGCGTGTTCAATTATCTTGGGGTATTCAGCATGGTCAATCGTTGACCATTCTCGTTGGCATGGCACTAACCCACGTTCCGAACCGTAAGCCTTCCAGAATAAATCAAACTCGGTTTCTAATTTTTCATCTTTTGATAGAGGGTCGAGGCTTTTTGTTTGCTCTTCTTTACTTTCCTCTTCTTTACTTTGTGGGTTTACACCGCCTTCACTATGCCCTAATGGCTTAATGTTCCGCCCTAAACCCCCTAGAATGGCAATTAAACTGGCTTTCGTTACACATTCGTTGTTTCTTTTACGGTAGGCATCTTCAATACTATCAACGAATTTCTGACACCAGATAACCTTTTGCTCATGCCATAATTGGGAATCTATTTCGCCAAGTTTAACAACCGCTTCAATCAATTCTAAAAGAACACCCTCCGCTATTCTACACTTGGCAGATAAGAACATAAGGTTTGCTTCATCCTGCAAATCAATCCAGTGGTTGTCTGTCTTGGCTAAAGTTTCAAGTATCTTGAACCATGCCGCGTAGCCATCGTTTCCAAATTTGCTTTCAATGATGAACATCTTTTTGCCGTCTGAAATGTAGTGTGGAAAGTAGTCTACGTTATGTCGTTGTGGTCTTGCCATTTTAAAATCCCTCGTCAATCAGCAATGTGTTAATGTCAATTGCTAACCCTGCTTCAATCAATCCGAAGGTGTCGAAGTGCCACTCGTGGAGTAGCTGTATAATAGTGTATGGTAAGCCTGTGTTTTTAGATATGTCGCCTTCAAACTCACACAGACACTCCATGTCGTTGTCTCGTACCATTAGTTCAACTACATCATTAATTTCGTACGGCACAAACCTTTCCCCGTTAACATCAATATCTTTAGTCAGGTCTGATAAGGGTCGGAGGTACGGAGTAAACCCTATTCTATCCGATTCAATGTGAGCTAATAAAATAGGGGTAAGCCTCATTTTCTTACCGTTGTGGTCTTGTCCAGTCAACCCATAAGGCAAGTACGCGGCAACGTGTTTTAATTCTAATTTCATATCTCGTTTTTAAGTAATAAAAAACCTCTTGGTTCAGCGGTTGTAGCGCATCCCCAAGAGGTTCAATGTGTTTCTTAATCGTTCACCGCTCTACAACAACGGATTACCA